ACTGGAGCATCCGCCCAGCGCCGGCGGCTGACGGCGGGACCGCGACGCGGAGGCCGCTGCTCAGGATCGTTACCCGGACCGCGGCCTCGGGAAAGTTGCGGGCGATCCAGCCGACGACCGAGACGACGATCGAGTTGCGCGTCGGGTCGATTGCCTGGTAATTGATCGCGGTGCGGTTGAGGAGCACCTGCCATGACCATCCGGTTGAGAACCGGACCACGCCAGTCCGCAGGCGATCGAGACCGCTGAGCGTGGCTTCGCCGATGATCGTGAATGGCCGAGCGATGGCCGCGAGTGCGTTCATTACGCCGCCGTCCAAACGGCCATCTCACCGTTCGCAACCCAGCGCCCGACCGCCATCGTCAAGCCGACGATGCCGTCGATGCGTTCGTTGGAATGGGCCTTGGAGGGCTTCTGGTTGCCAGCGGCATCCGTCTCGACCTCAACGTTGCCGGCCATCCAGCGCAGGATCGGGTGCCCGCCGTGGCGAAGCTTGTGCTCGAGGATCGCCTTCTCCAACTCTCGCCAGCCCGCGGCAAGCCCGGCGTGGGTCTGGCTGATCGCGATCATCGTCGCCCCGTCCGCCTGGAGGTTCGTCACCAGCTGCGAGGCATTCCAGCGGTCATAGCCGATCTCGGCGACGGTCATCTGCTCGGCGAGCGCCTTGGCCTCGGCCTCGACGAAGTCGTAGTCGGTGACGTTGCCGGGCGTCGCGATGAGGTAGCCGTCGCGGACCCAGTCGGCGTAGGGCACGCCATCGACCCGGGAGCGGAGCTCGATACCCTGCTCGGGGCACCAGAAGCGGCAGGCAACGTTGTAGTAGCCCTCGGCGTCACGGTGGACGATGATCAGGGCCGTCAGATCGCGGACCGAGGCGAGGTCGAGGCCATCGTAGACGGTCGCCCCGGCCGGGATGACGGGCTCGTCGGCGTTGCGGTCCCATTCCGCAATGTCGATTGCCCGCGTGGCAACGGCCGTGGGGACGTTCATCCGGAACCGCAGGTACGGGGCCAACGCAGCAGGTGACCGCTTAGCCTTCTCCGCCTGTTCACGCAAGGTGTCGACGCGAACGGACACTCCGAGGTTCGGATTGGGCTTCGGCCAAACCGCCTCGTCGAATGGATCATCGCCCTCATCGAGGGTGTAGATCAGGACGAGCATCGATTCGTCGGTCGCTCGACCTTCGACGACCGCCACCGCGTCAGCGCGTTCCTCGGCCCACACCGATTCGCGCTTCACGCCGGCGGTCGTGATCTTCCAGATCATCGGCTGCGACCGGGATGACGTGGCAGTTTCGAGGTTATCGATCGGATCGCGGGTCGCGAGGACGTGAAGCTCGTCGACCAACCCACCGTGTGGATTGATGCCCTGATCGCCCACATCTGAATCGCGTCCGAGAGGCATCCAGAACGATGCGGTCTGCTCGTTCAGCAGACGCTTGCCGATCTTGCGAACCACGCCGGCGATTGACGCGTTCTTGGCGACGAACTGGGCGCCGTCGTTCCACGACAGTTTCGCCTGGTCCTCCTTGGTCGCGATGCTGTAGAACTCGGCACCCGGCTCGCCGTCGAAGAACGTCATGAGTAGGGCGATGCCGGCGCCCATCAGGGTCTTGCCGTTCTTCTTGCCCACCTCGAGATAGACGTTCCTGAACCGACGCAGGCCGTCTGGCCGCTTCCAGCCGAACGCTGCTCCGACAACGAACTGCTGCCACGGTTCCAAGCGAACGCGCGCGCCCTTGCCGCCATCCTCTCGGCCCAAGTCGCCCTTGTAGTGCCGCAGCAGATCGAAGAACGTGATGGCCTTGGTGGCGGCCGCTTCGTCGAACCACAGCCCGAGACCCGCACCATTGGCCAGGTCGCGAATGTGGCGCTCGCACGCCTTGCGAACCAGTTGCCCGGCGACGATTCGTCCGGCGATGACATCGAGGGCGTACTGCGTGACGGGATGTGGCGGCGCCGGAGGCTTCATTTGACGGCGGGCTCGCGGCGCAAGCGTCGAAACAGTCACTGTGCGGCCCACTCGGCGAGGGGATCGGCTTCTTCGCCAGGCGTACCCGTGACGCGGCTTCGTGCAGCCGGGGTCAGGCCGAACTCGGTGAGCATCGTCTTGGCCCGGCGCCACGCATCCTGGGCAATCTCGACCTCGGGCCGCTTGCGCCACGTCAGCGCCCCGTCCTTGCCCGCGACCTCATAAACGTCCTCGTGCTCCTGCACCCACGCCCGAGCTTCGATGTATTCGCCGAGAGCGTCGCAGAGGAGAGCGAAGGCCATCGGATCCGCCGTCGTCAGGACGCCCATCTTGCGGAGCACCGGCAGTAGGTCCGCCCAAGCTTTGCGACCACGATCTCCCAACCAGTCGGGCGGTGGCATCCGTTCGCTGAGCTTTGCGGGCATCGGCTCGGCAGGGTTGGCCCGGTCAGGGCGGTTCGTGCCGTGGAGCATCTTGAGCGGGGTCGGCTTCCGCGGTCTAGCCACGGCGTCCGGTTCCGAAATCGTTTTGACGGACTCGAAACATTGGTGCGAAGGTCAGGGCGGGGGGAGCACCCGCTGACAGAATCCGCGAGCGGCCCCCCTTGCTCGACCGACGCAGACCTACAGCGCCGTGACACGACGCGCACAGCCACTCCTTGTTCCCACTGGCATCGGACCCGCCGAGCGAGCGTGGCACCTTGTGGTTGCGCTGCAGGTTGCGCGTGGACCCACACCGGGCGCACCTGGCCCCAGGCCGGGCACCCGATGCCTCCCGCTGGTGGGCCGAGCCGTAGCCTCGCTCGCTGGTCGTCCTGCGATGAGCGTGGCAGTAGCCCCGCTCCACCGCGGGAGAGGGGCAGGCCGGGGCAAGACAGGCAGAGGGAGGGGAGAGAGGCATCAGGGCTATGCCGAGTCGATCGGTGCGGGCGGTGGATCAGCGGCGGGCGGGGTTGCCACCGTCGTCACGTAATCCGGCAAACCCGGCGCCGTCTTGGTGACGAACGAATCGCCGGGCGACAGCGTCGGCGGCTGATTGGCGACCAGCGCGATGACCGCGCCGAAGGCGATCGTCACGCCTGCCACCACGGCGGCCGGGATGATGACCGGCGGGGCGAGCGCCGCGAGGATCAGGACGATCGCGCCGAGGACCGCCTGGAACGCACCGGCGACGAGGTTGATCGGACGTCCGAACAGCATGCTGGCTCTCCTTACGGTGCTTCGTTATCGCTCATTCCCCGTCCGTTCCGTCGACCCGGACCCACGCGTCGTCCACGAAGACGTAGTCGGGGTGGTGGGCCTGTCCTGCCTTCGACCAGGCTGGCTCGTCGCCCGGTTGATCCTGCGGAACGTGATCCTCGGGGTTCGCCTTGTCGTGGTTCTCGTGGCCGTCGCCGTGGGCCTTCATGTCGGCGGCGACGAAAGCTCGGGCGGCGGCGTGGTCGTCAGGCATCGTCCGCTCCTAGGGGGTGCAGTCCGGGCCGAACCCGAACTCGCAGTAGCCGCTGACGCCGATGGACTGCGCGGCACCCTTCGCCACGAGGCTCGCCGGCCACCACATCGGGCCCTGAGGGATGTACGACAGGCGGTGATCGGCCAACGGGTCGTGGACGAGCAGCTCGTAGCGCGAGTGCTTCACGCCCGCGCTGTCGGTCCAGGTGTGGAGGCGGTAACCGCCCGCGGCGATGGCGATCGAGTGCCGCGCGACGCTCGCCTGACCCGAGAAGCCCGGGCTGGCGTCATAGCCCGTGTTGTGGACGACGCGGTAGTCGATGATGACGTGGACCGGATGGCCCGCCGCCACGTAGGTCGTCAGCGTCGAGAACGCCACGTCCCAGCGGTAGCCCGAGCCGGTCAGCGCGCCCCACAGCGCGGCGGCCGCCCGGAAGCTGTTGGGGATCGAGACGCCACCCGTGTTCTGCGGCGAGGCGAGGTTGTTGACGCACCAGTTCCGCAGCGCGCTCGCCATCGTCGGTAGCTTCGAGGACCAGCCGAGGGTCGTGGTGGTGTACTTCGCGATCGTCGAGTTCCACGACGCGAGGTTCGAGGCCGGCGTTCGGCCGAACGAGCCGAACGCCTGCCGCCAGACGCGGCCGACCGAGACGAGCGAGCAGTTCACCCACTGGTAGGTCGAACCGTCCTTCTGGGGCCGCCAGGGCATCGCCGCGAGACTCATTCGCATACCTCCTGCCTGGCCCAGCGCCGGATGTCGTTGGCGTACAGGGCCATCCACTTCGCCCGGTCGCGGGAGCCGTCGTGCAGCTCGCGGAGAGCCCGCTGCGCGAACCGCTCCGAGGCATCGGCGTACTGCCGCGAGGCGGCGCGGCGGGCCTTCAGGCCGACCATGAGTTCGAGCGTCGTCATGCGCCCGCCAGCCGGAGGATGAGGTTCACGAGCACGGCCCCGAAGGTGGCGATGAAGCCGACCACGACCGCGATCGTCCATTGCGCCCGGGCCTGGCGGCGCTCCGACTGGCGCTTGTCCTCGGCGTCATCCATGATCCGCTGCCGGTCACGCTCGTCCACCACGAGGTTGCGATCCTCGATGCTGTCGAGCCGGGTGAAAACCGCCTTCATGTCCTCGTGCGTCGCGAAGCGCGCTTCGCGGTCGGTCATCGCCGAACGCCACTCGTTCGAGTCGGCCTTGTTGGACTTGGCGAGTTCCGCCGCCGTGTCGATCGCCTTCTGGGCGAAGTCGTGCTCGCGGCTGTGCGCCTTGTCGTGCTGCTCGTGCTCGCGTTCGTGAGCGGCCCACGTCAGCGTCAGCTCGCGCCGCAATCCCTTGATCGATTCCTCGATCCGACGAATGGCCGGCGCGTCCTGCCCGGTCATGCACGGCAACGCACAAGGGAGCCGGCG